ATTACTAGAGTATAGAAAAGCAAGGGACAGCATTATGACAGATAATACAGATATTGAATTTTCTTCCCATGCTTAGAAAACGTATAAGGAATTATTATGAGTGATGAATTAGAAAATATTAAAAATAGTCAGGAAGTAGAAACAATCCCTACTGATAACACTACAGGTGAAGTAAGTGGTGAAGTAAGTGGTGAAGTAAGTGGTGAAGTACCTATTGTAGAGGAAGAACAACCTCTTGAAGAACCTCAACCTATTCAACAGGTCGATGGCCTTTATTATTATGACAAACTGTACGAAGATGGCCATCTCGGTCAGTTTACCGAATCTACAGCTCTCGCTTATGCGATGGGCTGGCAAGATAACATCATCGAACAGGTTAATACAGAGAAAGGCTACAATGGTTGGACTTATGTGAAAGGTAAAGCACCTGTTAAGGGCTTGGATTTGGTTAAGGCTGAAAAGATTAATGAAATTTCTAGTATCGCAACTTTGTTTGAACAAATGAAGTGTGATATAATGTATGTAACATCTAGCTTAGGTTTTAGAGTTAACGCTGATAGACGTTCTATGCAAAACATAGAAAGTCTTATCCGTCAGGATAAGTCAGTTCAGTTCAAAGACTATGATAATGAATTTCATTATCTGTCTGTTGACGAGCTTAAAACTATTTTGCACGAAATGGACGTTAATGGCACAAATCTCTATAACCAAAAGTTTGAGATGTTACAACAGCTGTCAGGATTACAAACTGTTGAAGAAGTTTCTAACTTTGAAGTCAATTTTGTAATGTCTGATTTTTCGTAAACTTTTTATCTTCCCCTCACCAACGAGGGGATTAAGGGTCTGCCAATGACAGATGCTTTGCACCGAGTTGTATATGAACTCGCTAAACTTGGTTTTGTTAGAATAACCACTATCGGTGACATAGAACTTACTATTGACACTTCTCAAATTTCCGAACAAGATGTTCAATCACAAATATCTCAAATCCTATCTAACTTCAAATTTTATCTCCGAAACGCATCAGTTATAGATGCTCAATTTTATTATCTTGTCTCACTGTCAGATGATACCTTTATAAACATCTTCGTGATACTAGCATAAAATTTATGCTAATTATATTCTGTGTTATAATATTAATAATCAGTATAAAGATTATACTGATTATTTGTTTAAAGGGATTTAATATAGGATATATAATCATGGAAGATGTAACTCGTACTATTCTCGAACAGCCTAATGGTGGTTTCGGTGGACTTGGCTCAGGTTTCGTGGGCGGTATCATTGGCGGTATGCTTTTCGGTAATGGTGGATATGGTTTCGGTGGCGGTGCTAATCGTGGTGCTATCGGCTATGACACTGGTGCTATCAACGGTATGGCTAATCAGCTTAATACCATTTCAGGTCAGATTGCTAACGCTGATAGAGACTTATTGATGCAGACTGCTAACAGCAATCAGTTCGTTGGCAACCTCGTAAACGCTACTGGTGACGCTATCGTTGGTTCAATCAATTCTAATGCTCGTGACATTCAGGCTGGTATTTTCCAAAACACTTTAACTCAGACTCAAAATCAAGGTGCTACCAACCTTGCTATGTGTCAGGGTTTTGGTGGCGTTAATTCTAGCATTGATAAGGGTGTTGGGGTTCTCAATAGTTCAATTCTCGAACAATCTTATGAAGCACGTTTACAGGCTCAACAGCTCGCTTCTCAACAGCAGGCTTGTTGCTGTGAGGTAAAACAGGCTGTCGAACGTGAGGGTTGTCTGAATAGAGAGCTTCAACGTGAGATTCAGTATCAGAATAAGGTTGATGAACTTGCTCAGAGCCGTAGCAGAGAATCTACACTGGCTAACCAGTTGTTTACTCAAAACGTTGTTAACAACGCCGTTGCAAACATTATCACTGCGTTAAAGCCAGCCACCACTACTGCTGGTGCTTAGTTTTTAACTAATATGTTAAGGGCGATGTTACATGGATGTTGATTCGCCCTTTTAAGGGGATTATATGACAAAATATCTTATAATTACTAAACACCATCACAAAGAAGATGACGATTGCGATTATACCAAAAATAAAGATTGGGAATATATGAAACATTGTAACGAGGTTGATGAACATCGACCATCAACATGGGCCAAATATCCTCATACTATTACAGGTGCAAACGACATTATTAAGATGGAATTTGATGAACTTATGAAAGACGCTAAAGACGGCAATTTGAAAGATTGGGAAACAAATCTCTACCACCTTTCCGTTGCAACTCTTAATGCGTGGAGAATATTAAAACATGGTGAATGATTATACAAATATCTCTAATCAAATATCATCAGCTTTAGCATCCGAGCAAGCCTCAAACATTCAAATGAACTTGCAACAAGGTACACTCGGATTGAGACAGCTGGCTAATTTCAGTATCACTACTTGTTTTCAGGATAGCGATGGTAAAACTTGGAAACTCGTTAAATCAGCTAACGACTCTAGTGTTGAAATACCCGACCCATCTTTAGTACAAATAACTGACTATTGGAATCACGAATTTCCTAATTCTAATGGTAAAGTGTTTATTTATGTGGTCGAGGGGATTAAACGCCCTAGAATAGATACAGAACGGCCCGTTAGAGTCTTGTATCAGTGGTTTACAACAAAGAATAATCCTCAATTCACACCACAAATCATTAGTGCTAACGAGTGGCATAGAGCAAACGTATATACAGCACCTATCACCGATAGCCGTATTAGTAAATTATCAGCTTTATGTGGAATTGAGGTCGCTGGTCAACTCGATACTCAACCTATACAAAGCCAAACTCAAGAACCTGATATTGATATGAATTTGTTGGGATAACGTATGAATAATCAACAAAGGAAAGATACCGATTATTTAATCGAGTGCTTAAAACGCAACACCGAAGAAATTATCAACCAAAAACCATCAAAATCCCAGCTTGTCTCTTTTATTAAGCAAAAGGGTATGTCTATCTATATGGGCGATGATAGCACCCAAAATATTATTGATATTTGCACAGCTCTTTTTGCTTATAAGGTGTTGCATAATAAATAATTTTTTGATATAATTTAAAACGTCTATGATTTTAACGGAGATTTTTTATGAGATTAAGCACTGATTTAGACGTTTTAGATGAACTCAAAGAACCGTTGCCAGCTGGCACGTATGTTTTAGAATATGTTAGAGACGGTTTTTCTAATAACAACACCATTATAGATATTTTTTGCAAAGTGGTTAAATGCGATGAACATCCTGAAACCGTAGGTAAAGAATGTAAAATCCAAACATGTTATAGCTCTGATAATAAACGAGTTGTTGCTATCGGCAATTCAATACGTAATCAAATTTTTAGAGCATGTATCGGTAAAGACTTATTTGAGGCTGAAAGCAATAACGGTGGAATCAATACGGCTAAATTATATGGCTTACAATTTCAGTGTTATATAGATGTTAAAGAAACTTCTTTCGGCTTTTCATTAAATAAAAATTCTTTTAAATCTTTTAAACTTATCTATTCTGACGAAGAATTACTGCAGATTGCTAAAGATAGATTCCAATAAGTCTTTTTAATTTGATAAAGCCATAATAGTGTATAATATCAATAGGTTTGATATTTATGAGGTTATTATGGCTTTTATTGTTGAAGATGGTACAAATGTTGCCAATGCTAATGCTTATACCGACACCGAATTTGCTGATGCTTATTTTGCTGACAGAGGTATTACAAGCTGGGCATCTCTGACAACAGAACAAAAACAGCAACGCATTGTTGTTGCTACTCAATATATAGATACTCGATGGCTCGGCCAGTTCAAGGGTAATCAGTTCTATGAAACACAGTCTTTACAATTCCCTAGAGACTTTTGGACTAGAAACGTTGTAGACCCTGAACATCCTGATGAACCACCAACCGTTGTTCCTATAATGCCAATCCCTTTGTTACAAGCATGTTGTGAATATTCTATTGCCGTTGATGCTGAAACAATGTCTCTTGCTGGTAATTTTGAAACTTCTGAAACAGGATTGGCCATCAAACGCAAGAAAGAACAAGTAGGTACTTTACAGACCGATACCGAGTATTTTTCCAGTGGTACTGAATTAGGCTCTGTTTGGGCCACATATACTATCGCCGATGGTATCATGGCCAGCTTGCTTAAACAAAATATCGTATGGAGATGTTACAGAGCATGAGCAAGAAAGAAGATTACGTTAAATACGTTAAAATGGCTGAAAAATTGCTTAATAAATTTGGCAGTTCCGTTCCTATATCTATAGCCATTAACATCGGTGATGATGATTGTCCTTATAAACCAAACGACCAAAAAATAGTTGAATATTCAACTGTTGGCGTTATCATGCCTCCTGTTCGTGGTTTGTACTTTCAGGGTACTCGTTTCGGTTATCACTCTGAATGGTATGATGGAATGGTTGAGGATAAAATGTCCTGTATGACGCTTCCAGTTTATGATGACAAAGGAAAGCCAGTAGATTTAACAAAAGCTACACATATAACCCTGAATACAGTGGATGATGCGTCTACAGAACGATACAAAGTTTATTTCTGTGACGTGTTAAAACCAGCACAACGAGTTATTATGTTTTCATTCGGTTTGGGGAGATAGCGATGAATACAGGCGAAGCAGTTAATTACATGAAAGAGCTATTTACAGAATATTGGTGTAAAGAGCTTAAATATTATTGTATCTATCAAAATATTTTGGGCCAAACGCCTATTGATAATCAGCCTTTTGCTAAATTTGATTTGATGCACACTTATCTTGATAGAGCTTCTTTTAATGGAATGAACAAGACTAAGTACAGACAAAAAGGTTTTATCTATATACAAGTATTTGTCCCTATTAACACAGGTATGGATAATGCTTATGAATTGGCACAAGCTATATTAAACATCTATCGTAGGCCACCATCAGATTGTCAAATAAACTTTAATGACTTTAGGATGAAAGAAAGTGATTTGCGATACAAAGATTTTTATAAAGTCACACTTAGCGTTGGTTTTGATTACGACTACCACTTTTAATCTAGTTTTTGCAAAGTGTAGTATAATAGATATACTTATTGTTTTCTTTTAGCTAAAGGACTACTAAACATGACTAAAGCATTAAAAATTGATAGCTCATCTGTGGGCTTATATATCGCAAAGGAAACGTCTATAAACGTGCTTCCTGAGAATCCTATTTGGCAACAGTTAGAACCAAGTGAAATTGGTGATATTGGTGGCGAAACCACTCAAACCTCTCGTACTATCATCAGACCTGATAGACAGAACTCCCGTGGTGCTATTACTGACCTGTCTGCTAGTGCTGACTTTACACAGGAACTCTCACAAAATAACGCATCAGAGTTATTTCAGGGTTTTTGTTTCGCAAAGGCTCACGAACAGTTTACAACTAAGCCGTTAAACGCTGATGACCCAGCAACAACCGTTTCATGTGGCGAAAACACTTATACCTTGACCGATACTACTTTTGATACTTCCTCTATCAAGGCTGGTACTCTTATTAAGGCTAGTGGTTTTACAATCGCATCTAATAATGGTTTAAAGGTTGTTGAAAGTGTAAGTGACGACGTAATCACTGTAACCAGTGCAGGTGGCGTTACTACCGAAGTTGCTGGCGACGGTGTACTCGAAGCTGTTGGTATTCAGGTTTCAGCAAGCATCACTACAAGTGGTAAGGTTAAACTCGGTATCACCGATGCTGACGAGCTTGGTCTTGAAATTGGACAATGGCTTTTCATTGGTAGTGATGATAACAAGTTTGCTACTAACGGTGCTTTCTATGCCCGTATCGGTGCTATCGAAGAAGATGGTTTAACTCTCGACTTCACCACCAACCCTGCCGAACTGTCAGCAGAAGACTCTACCACTATTGATGTGTTCATTCCAATGACCATTCATAATGAAAAGGATATTGATAAGATTAAGAGAACCACATATACAATCGAAGAACGTCTTGGGTTTGCTGACCAAGAAAACACCATTCCACAGGCTTCTTATGTAAGTGGTTGCGTTCCATCTGAAATGACCATCAACATCGAAAACTCTGCACTGTCTAGCATCCAGTACACCTTTACAGGTTGTAGATTCTACACCAAGAAAGGTACTCTTGCCACTGGCAATAGACTTGAGCCATGGGATGAAAAGGGCTATAATAACGCTAACGAAGTTTATCTTGCTTGTCTGTCAACAGTGTCTCACGACCCTACCAAGACAGCACCAGCTGAACTGTTTGCGTTTATGACTAGCGGTAATATCACCATGAACAACAACACCTCTGAACTCAAGGCCGTTGGTTGCTTAGGGGCTTTTGATATTTCCGTAGGTAAGTTTGACGTTCAAAGTTCTCCCGAAGTATACTTTGTTGACGTTGATGTAATCAAGTCTCTGAAAGAGAACGTTGACGTAGGTATGCAGATTATTCTTTCTCGTAACAACGAGGGTATTATCTTCGACATACCTATGATGGGTATGGGTGCATCTATCCCTAGCGTATCTGATGGCGAACCTCTGAAAATGTCTATGACAGCTAACGGTGCTAAGTCTAAGTATGGCTATACTTTTGCTATGCAGAACTTCAAGTATCTGCCTGATATTGCTATGGCTAGTGATATGACTGGTTTTTAATTTAATCGGTAATTAAAATAAAGGCTAGGTAGAAATATCTAGCCTTTTTTATGAACATCACACAAAATTCAAATTGTGGTATAATACGTTTATTACAATTCTTTATTCACAAATTATGGAGACTAAAAATGGCTGGTATTTTTGCTAAGTATGTAACCGACAAGAAAGCCGAAGAAGATGGCGTTTGGGTTGAAAACGAAGAACTTGTTAACGATGATGACACCGTTACAGCTTTTAAGATTAAGCGTATCTCAATCAGCAACACTTCTTATCAGGCAAAGATTAACGAACCTTTACGCCGACTCGATGCTTTAAATAAGAATCCTAATAACAAGAACACGGCTAAAGATACCGTTGACATTCAAAGACGTTTGGGTGAAATTTATGTTGACGAAATCCTTGTTGATTGGCGTAATGTAAAGAAGCCTGCTGAATTGGACGAAAACGGTAATTTTGTTACAGGTGATGATGGCTTGCCATATTGCGAGGAAGTTCCGTTTAGCAAGTCAGAAGCTAAAGAACTGTTATGTCATCCTGACAGATTCGAGCTGTTAAATTGGCTGATGCAACAAAGTTCTGACATTAGCAAGTTCTTGATTACCAATAGAGATAATAATTTAAAATCTTAATCGAGTTTTTTGACTATGGGTATTACCACAGCTCGCAAAAGCGTAAAAACTTGGAAAGGGCTGTGGCCATGGCTAAAAGGTTTGGCGGAAAAGTCAGTGACACGATAGAGGAAAAGGTTAATGCTGATGAACCTATTATTCCCGACCATTTGATAATATTCTTTCAAGCCTTTAAAGATTTGAGTAGACAACGTTCTGTTGGTTTTGCACCGTCGTGTATTCCGTTTTTGGATATAATTCAGTATGCACGGTATTACAATTTTTCTGACGAAATGGAGGAGGACTTGTTATATTATGTTAAAGGGCTGGATGACCATTATTTAGAAATACTGAATAAAGACGCTAAAAAGCGACAGGAACAAGCAAAAAACTCGAACGTGAACAGATAAGGGACTTTGTTTAAAAGTCCTTTTTTATTTTGTGAGGTGGATATGATTGATATAACTTTACACGTTGACTTTGATGGAGACTCATATATTAGAGAAATTGGTAGTTACGATAAATCTTTAGACCGTCTTAGAAAACTGTCCGATTCAAGAAAAACAAAAATTTCAGGAAGAAAAGAGGCTTCCAAAAAATATATCGCTGAATTTAAAAAAATGATGAGTCATGAGTTAGCTGAAATAGCTCTCGATATAGCGTATGCTCTCATAGATGGAACTGGTGGTACAACAGGTAATATGGCTAGTGCTTGGAGTGTATCTTTTAATTATAGAAGTTCTAGCAAAGGTTATTTATCATCAGACCCTAGAAAATATCTTGAAACTTGGCGAGAGGCAAAACTAAAAAATGTTTCTTTTGCTGGGGAGGGACGAGGTGAGTCGCTAGGTAATATAGATGATGACGATTTGACTTCATCCATGAGATCCAATTATACTATATATATATCAAATCATGCACACGTTGATTATGCAGTTTTTAATAATTTTGTTATTGGTACAGATGAATATTATGCCAATGAAGCTATAAGCGGTGGATTGGGTATTGAGGGTAGTGGTATAACCGATCCTCAAGGCTATGCAGAACAACGTTTTAATGAGGAATTTTCAAAAGCTATAAGACGTGTAAGATACGCTCTTAGAAAATTATTGTAGGTGGTATTATGGCCGAGAATGAAGAAATTAAAAAGACAGTCAAACTTAATGGTGACAACAAAAGTGCTATTAAGGCAATAAATCAGGTTTCCGACAAGTTGGAAAAACTTGATAAAAAAGTAGATATAAAAATTGAAGCTAGCTATAATGTTGGAAAGCTCGATAAGTTAAAAACTGAATTATCCAATATATCCCAATTTGTAGGAAGATCATCAGCACTTGAGAATTTAAAAAAGCTAAGAAATTCAATGACTTCTTTTTCCCGTGATATGGACGTGTATGCGGAAAAGGTAGGTAGCATCGGGAAAGCATTGGGTACTCTTGGAACAGGACTTAAAAAGGCTAAAGAGGGTGCTACTGATATTACTTCCTTATTATCACCTCTTGGTAGTTTAAAGATTTTTCTTAATGATTTACCGAGTGATTTAACTCAAAAAACTAAAAGTTTAGTTGACTTGGGTTCAGGCATTGCTTCTTTGTCTAAAGGTCTTAAAACTTTAAATGCAAAAGGTATTGGCACGACCATTACTGGACTTACGGCTAGTTTTTCAATGCTGAATAATGCCGTGGTAAATGGCTTGGGTAATCCGTCTGTTATGAGTGCTGGCATCGCAAATTTGGCTAAAATGGGCGTTGCTATGTCTCAATTATCCGCTGGTTTGCAAGACTTAAAGAAAGGACTGGCAGGATTAAAATCAACAAAATCTTTTGACATTCAAAACATAGCAAATTCAATAAATTCTTTGGCTTCTGCAGTTCATTCATTAAGCACTAATAACGCTGGTATTATTATTGGTTTTGCAAAAGCGTTTGAACAACTGGCAACATCTCTAAAGGGAGTTGGTAGAACAGCTAAGAGATTGGAACGTTTAATTGATGTATTAAACAATATTAACTTTAATGCGAATACATATAGACAACTTGCAAGAGCGTTTAATGCGATTGCGAACAGTCTAAGAAATTTAGCTGTTTATCAAAACACTTTGAGATATTTGGCAAATATTGTTCCAAGACTGTCAGCACTTAATAATACAGTTAGACGTAGCTATCGTGATTTATCCGCTTCTGTAGACGATTGTACTAGAGCTAATAACACCTATTGGCAAAGTATTAAAAATATTATGACTGATACTAGACGTTTAGGTGCTACTATCTTTATCATCATCAATGCGTATAGAACATTACGTGATTTTGGCGAACAGTTAGACCGTATGACTATCGTTAAAAACAAAATTCGTTCGCTGTACGAAGATGAAAAAGATGTTGCTAACGTTACTGATATGATTTATCATTCAGCTCAAGATGCACGTACATCTATGGATAGCTTTGCTACAACTTTCTTGAAAGTTCAACTGTCCACGGAACAATACGGCTTGTCAGCAGAACAGGCTATCCAAATTACCAACACGTTGGCTAAGGCGATGGTCGTAGGTGGTGCAACCGCATCAGAAACAGCTTCCGTAATGTTACAGTTCTCACAAGCGTTATCAAAGGGTAAACTTGACGGTGACGAATTTAGATCCGTTATGGAAAACTCACCTGTATTGATGCGAGCATTGGCCCGTGAAGCTGGTAATGCCATGGGTGTTGTTGGTGCTGGTCAAAAGGAACTGATGAAATGGTCAAGAGAGGGCAAGCTGACTATTGACATCCTTTTACAAGCCTTGTTAAATGCCAGTGGCGAAATCGGTGAACGTTTTGAAAGAACTAATGAAACCATCGACCAGTCATTCACAAAATTATCAAATACATGGGCGATTTTTATTGACGATGTTTCAAGAAACTCAGGATTGCGAGATACCATCAGAGAGTGGATTTCTTCTTTAAACAGTTTCTTTTCAACAATGGGAAAATTTGTTGCTAATTTTGCTGGCCAAATTGGCCGTACAAGTGTTACCTTACTGCAGATGCTTTTAGCTTACAAAATGATAAAAGCAAACTTGACAGGTATTCAGGCAATATATACTAAATTAGTAGGCACGTTTTCAGGTGGATTGAATCTGTTGTTAGATAGACGTGAATTAGAAGCGTCTAATCTTAGAATGAAACGTGAAGATTTGGTGTTACAAGAAAGAATTGCACAATCCGATGCCTATCGTAATATATTACTTGAACGTCAAGCTATGATTCAGCGTAAGATGGACAACTCACACTTGTATTCTATTGTTGAACAAAATAGATTGCTAAACGAACAAATTGCTTTGCAAGACGCTATCAATTTAGCTGGTGCACAAGGAACGGTTATTGATTCAAACAACCTTGACCAAATTAGACAGATGGGATTAAATTTAAATGTTAACAATACTCGTTTAGCTCGCTGGAAACGTCTGATAGGTTTCGTATATACTTTTATAAAAAGAGTTACCATTTTAGCTGGTGTGTTTGCTGGTATCAAAGTGGTTACAGGGGTGTTTAGTAAATTATACGATATATCCGCAAGAACAGCAGAGGCGTTAAATGGCAATCTTGATGCACTTAAAGGTTTGCAAGATGAAGATGTTAGTCGATGGGTTAAAATATCTGATAGCTTATACAGAATGACAGGTGTAGATTTTGGAAACCTGAATCAGATTAAAAAAGAAGTCGATAATTCTATTGCTACTTTAACTGGTGGTTCAACAAATTCATACGTTACAGAAGAAAACAGCTTTATAAAAGAATACATCAATGAATTGAAAAACATTGGTGATACCCTTACTTACTGGCTGGCAAAACTTGTTGATACTATTGTAAGCATTTTTGTATCATCAGGTGGAAAAAGAACGGCTGAATATTTTAAATCGTCAGTTGTTCCAACTGCTGTAACAGGTGGTAAAAACGCTTTGAAATACGCCGAGGCGTTACAAGGAAATTATGATCCAAATGAGACAAGGGTTTCTCTTGGATATTTACGTTCGGCTAAAGAAGATTTTAAACAAACTGCAAAAGGTCTGTTTTCTATTGGTCTTGACGATTTGGCAAAAGACTATTTAAAGGTTGCTACAGTTATTGAAAGTCTTGACAAAACTGGTATGCTTGCTGATGAGTTTAGGACTAATTCTGATTTGGCAAAAAAGTTAAAAACAGACATTAAACAACTTAATGCTGAATTTAATAAAAGCCTTACTTTTGCAAATTCTTTAAACGCTAAAAATCCTCTTAATTGGGCTATCGCTTTTGCTGCTAAAAACATTCAAGGCGATGGACAGTCTACAGAAGAAACAAGAAGTAGAACAACTAATTATGTACAACGGCTTAAAAACAACGAGTTTGTTAACGACACTGACCATCAACTTAAAATCTTTACTTTTGTAAAAGGTATGGCTGACGAAGTGACTAAAATTGCAAAAGTACAAAAAGATTTTATTGCCAAGCGTCAACCAGTTATAGACCAGTTACAACAGACGGCTAATTTGGCTAAAAATAGAGCTTATTTGGCTGGTGTTAATAGAGATATACCCGACAGTGAAAAGAATATTGATAAAAACTTTTTAAGTTGGATTGCACCGTTGGCTAATCAATATCAGTTAGATTTGCAAAAATTAGAGGGTGAGCTTGACCAAAGTGGAACAAAGATTGAACAGCTGAACAAAGCATTAACATATTTAGAGCCATTGTACGCACAGGCCGAGTCTAACATCTCTAATTTAGAAGCTGAACTGGCCGATAAACTGAAAATATTAAATCAGCCTCCTGTTGGCGGAATCCCAGCTATTACCGATGAAGATTATAAGGCTACGGAAAAAGATATTACTGCTAGGATAGAAGCAAACAAACTCTTGATAAATGCTGTTGATGTTATGAGAATTGAACAAAAACAGTTACAGGAAAATATTAAGAGTGAAGAAGAAGCTATTAAACTTAATGAAAAAGCTAATTATGCGACCGAGTTATGGACAAAAGAACTTAACTATAACAAAGATGTTTTGTCAGGATTGTCAAGCATAATTTATTCTATCGCTAGTGGATCAACAGGCTTATCAAGTGCCCAACAGTTTATTTTAGGATTGGCCGAAAGTGAAATATCTCCAGCTTTGAGTCAGCAAGAGGCCGTACTTGAAAGCCGTAAAAAAGAATTAGAACAAGCAAAAGCGATGGCTGAACAAGCAACTAAAGGCTTGCAAAATTCTACTGAATATACCAAAAAACTTGCTGAAAAGGGCGTAACATTTTATTATAAATTTGATGACCAAACTGGCCTTGTTCAGTATTTGTTAAATTCTAAAAACGGTAAAGGAACACCACTTGTACTCTCAGCTGATGAGATGCAAAAGATGCTTACTACAAATAATTTTAAACCAGCTGTTGAGGGTTGGGAAAAGCTGAATCCTGAAAAGACCACTGGTGCTGGTAGAGGTGCTCGTGGCGGTGGCCGTGGTAGAGAGTTTAACCTCGACTGGTTAGATATGCGTATGCTTGGTGATAACCTGTATGACAGCAAAGCACCAACTAAAGTCTTAGATACTTTTGAAAACATGCTTAATGCTAACAAGAATTTATTAGGTATTCAACCTGAAACAACTCGTTGGTATGAAGAACAAGCTAAGATTTTAGAAAAAGCCAAAGACGCTAACCATAAAGTTTCTATCGAAGATATGAAACAATATGAATTGCTGTGGTTTAAGCGTCAGCATTTAGAAAAACTTATCGCAAAACAAAGTGATTTAACGGAAGAAATTGATAAGGAAAAAGAGGATTACGAACTTACTAAAGAAGCTCTTGAAAAGAATATCGAGTTGTCTTTAAAAGAGGGTAAATCAGCTCAGGCTTATCAGGAACTTCTTGAAGAACATCGTTCAGCATTAGAACAGATGAACTATGAGAGAGAACGTGGAATCGCTTTGGCTGGCATGACTGATTTTGAAGCCACTTTGGTTGATGAAATCAGAGATAGATTAAAGGCCCTTAGAAAAGAAATTGGTAAAGACGGTATCATTGATGCCAAAATGGTTCAAGAACAAATTGAAACCGCTATTACTAATGGCGTTAAAGAGGGGATGGCCAAGGCTCGTAAAGAAGCTGAAACAGGTGAATTTGGTATTAAGCAACTCGGTTTTGAACAATTTGCACAAAACATGGGGACTTTAAAAGCCTACAAGACAGGCGGTATGTCTAGTGCCGGATATGCTAATCAGATGAGTGGAAACCTAAACACTCTGATGGGGTATATGTCTCAATTCGGACAGAACGAGCGTTCCAACCTGTATATGCAATCTATGGGCTTAGACCCTGATAAATGGAACGAGTGGAGTTTGGCTGGACTTAATGCTATCGGCAAATTAACCGATGGTTTTAAGGGGCTAGCTTATTCTCTTAGCGAAACACTTGGAAATGCACTTACTACTTTTACGGATGGACTTGCATCAGGTTTGGCCAATGCTATTGTTAAGGGTGAAGATTTTAGAGAAACAATGGCCAATGTTGCTGAAACTATCGCTGTTGATTTGATAACCAGTATCATTAAAATGGGTATTCAATGGGTGGCTACCCAGTTGATGATGATGGCAGTCGGCGATTCATTGCAAGTTGAATCTCTTGCAAAAAATAAATTGTTGGCTGGTGTTTATTCCTCAATATGGGCAGTACCTGCCTTGTACGCCTCAATAGCAACAGGTGGTGGTGCTGTGACCGCTGGTAAAACAGCTTTAAACACCGCTGTAATATCTCAACAAATAATTGCAGGTGCAAACAGTATGTTGTCATTGTCTAGTGGTGGTTATACTGGTGATGGTGGCAAGTACGAGCCAGCTGGTATTGTTCACAGAGGCGAATACGTGTTTAGTCAGGAAGATGTTAGCCGATTAGGTCTTAGCAATCTCGAAGCTATGCACAACGGCGAAATGGGAATCAATAACACCGTTAACAATGTGTATAACTCTAACGATGGTGGCGATAGAGGAAATATCAGCATTGTTAATATAGTTGACCCACAAATGGTAAAGGCATTTTTAAGTACAAGTGAGGGCCAAAAGGCAATAATCAACACGATTAAGCAAAATCCTAGAACCGTAAGGCAGATAATTCAAACTGCATAATACGTGTAAAAAGGCTAGAGTAAAACCTAGCCTTTTGCGTTGTGTGTTATAATAATTAGCGTGTTGAGAAATGAGTAATAGGTAGGTTTACATGAGTGTTAATCTGTTTTTGCAACCTCTTGCAAATGCGACGGTTCAGTATGAATATAAGACTGACGTATTAAGTATGTACAACAATCTTGAGGATAGAATTGCACAGAGAAATGTGCCTAGAATTTTCTTTGATTACAATTATGCAATCAATGATTATAAACAAGCTATTGACCTAGATACGGAATTACAGAAAAATGGTAACGTTGGCTCTGTTTGGCTTCCTGATTGGCTGAGTGGGGTCAAACTGACAAACATAACTTTCGGTATCAATACTGTTACTGTTGATAAGTATATAAACGTTGCAAAAGAACAGTTTGTGTTATTGTTTAATTCTGACACCTCTTACGAGGTAACACAGATACAAGAACTAACTATCAATAACAACAATGCCGAAATAGAGTTTCGCTCTATGAACAGCTATGAAACTGCCTTTATTATGCCTATATTTGAGTGCTTTGTCAACAACGATGGCCAGCAGTCTCGTATCAACACTTTAAACAACACTTTCACTGTACAGGCTGTTGTTAAAGCTCCTGTCTTTTCTCCTATTCGCTCACACGATGTAACATTGTTAGGACATGACGTTTTATGCGACAACTTCAAATTGACTGACAACGAACCTGTTATTACTACCTATCAGCAAACTCAGGAAAATGATTATGAGATAGGATTAAAAGACAGATTTACTTTCTTCAATAGAATGTACAACACTTTTGGTATCAAGTTATTAGTAAAGCAACATGAACTTGACTATGTGCGTAATTTTATAAAAAGACGTTTGGGAAAAATATACTCATGTTTCATTCCTAGTGGCGTTGCAGACTTTGTAAAATCTGATAATGGTCAGCCTATCGGTAATACTTTGATAGTTGTTAATTCTGATTATGATTTTAGCACTAGACAATTTATTGCCGTATACAAAGATAACAATGTGTGGTATGCAAAGATAACAAGTGCGAATAAAGGTGATACTGTAACAACTTTAACACTTGACTCTCATATAACACATGTAATATTAAACTCTGATTACAGCGTAAAGTTAAGTGAAAATGTAATCAGTATCAACGCATATCCTAGCGAAATCGACTGTATACAATCGCTGTTTTTTGCTCGTCTGAATGACGATAATGTGACTTTTTCCATCGAGGGCGTAAGCGAAGATTTTGAAAATGTATATTCTATTGAGCTGTCTTTTATGGAAACTGAATTTTATGATTCAGGCAACATCAATTATGATACAGTAGATGGCCGTGTTTTTGATAAGGATGTTCTGTTTGAGGTTAAGTGTTTTAGTGGCACTGCTGTTCCGAACAATGACAATAACAATACATATACGACTTTACTTAGATATGACTCTTTCCCTACTATTGCAGGTAAATACGAGGGGACATTCGCTTTTAATAATATAAGCATTGTTGATAGAGAATATCTATATGATGGTGAAACCGCTAGTAAGAGAAAGTTAATCACTGGCGAACAGGATTTTGTCTTTCAAATCGAGTGTAAGTTTGATACAACAAAATCAGCTTATCCATTGATACGTTCAGCAGGTGCATCACCTTGCTTTGAAATCAGAGTAATGCAAGGTAACGACAATCAGTATTATCCTTTCGTTATTTTTAATATGACAAATGAATCAGCTAATTTTGTGTATAACAACGTTATTGTGCTAACTAAATTTGACGGCACGATAGACGATTGGCATGAAATAGCATTACAACGTATCGATGGAGTAACTTACGTTTATTGTGACGGATATTTAAACGGCAGTTCTTTAATGTTTAAAGGCGAAAGTCTGTTTGCAGGAAGTGCTATAAATCCTTATGCCACAAACATACGAGTTAGCTATGTTGAATTTGGAGATATTTATAGCAGTGGGCAATCTTGTGGCTGGGTTCAGCAGGCTCGTTTAATGGTTAATAAACATCTGTACACAGGCTCTAAAATGAGTACAATGAACAGAGTGTACTATCTGTTTGACTACAACTTAGAACAACTAGAACAGATGGACAACGCAACCATTATCAAGACTGATTTTATTTACGACTGTATTGCTAATAATTGGCGTGTTACATATCCAAAAACTTCACATAAAGGGCTGACTCTTACCGACAACAATTATTATGGCTGTGACTTATGTCAGCATCCTATGGCTCGTTATGAACAAACTGTAACAGGTAATGCAAATGATCCATATAAATGGATGTCTTTAAACTCAGTTTCAAATTATAACAGAGGTGTCACTTATATCGACTTATCTACTAAGGCTTTCCATTTATCTCTTAGTAAATATAAACTTCCATACAAGTGGTATAAGGATTTATGGTTTGAGTTTGAAATTAGTAAATCAGGTAAAGTGGCCAATGGTCAGGTATTACTGTATGCCGAAAACTTAATGCCAACCATTTATTTTTCTGATAATAAATGGTCTGTCGGTGCTTTT